ATATTCAAGTGTGCAAGAAATAATATTAATCGTTCTTTTGTTGTCATAATGAAATAATTTCCGTATATTTGTATTGAAATCAAGTTGCGGATGATTTCGACTAAATTGTTTAACTGTTCCCATTAAGGGATTATATAGGCGACTTAACTTCAAACCGCAACTTTGGAGTTGGTCGCTTTACTTTTATAGCTATGGTAATAATCAATCCTTTTCTATTTGAATCAATGAGAATGCAAATAGAAGAATCATCTCATACGCCAAACAAAACAATCTGTAAGGATCCATTTAAAGAATCAAACAGGCTTATTGATAATGCAAAAGAATCATATTTCAAGATCTTGAAGGAAGAGAAGCGCGCTATCAGAGAAAGTGCCAATCCTTCCGAGTTTAATCTTTAGTTTCCTTGTGAATACATCGTCAAACAGTGTATATCCATATCGTGTTTTAAGTTCTTTCAACTGATTAATGACATAATCTATATCTTCCTTATCTTTAGTCTTTTCAGTGGTCTCAAGCATCATGTAAATAGATTGCCTTATATCTGCTATATTTTTTAATTTCATAGCCATGTGTAGCAGGCGTATCTCTATATACATCATAGTTTTTGCTGTATGAATTACATGATGGTCACTTATGTCCTGTAATTTTTCTTCTATTTCATTTTTAAGGTCGTTTTTTAACCCAAAAATGTTATATCCAACCATTACGGCTAATGCTCCTACAACGAAAGAAAGAAAAGCAATCATAGAATCGAATAGAGTCCATGTTACAGGCTCGTATTTGCATAGCCATAGCAATATTGCAATGACACTTAATCCAAGTGCTATCCACGCTATCCAATTTCTATTTCTGCCTTCTTTCTTCATATTATAATAAGGTATAACCTGCTTTAATAGTTAAATAGTGTTGTTATACTTTATAATTATAAAGTATATTTGCATTATCAAATTAAACTGATACAAAGAAACGAAGATTAATTCAGATTTCAAATAGTATAAACATATTAAAATACACGATTATGAGAACAAGAGAATTTTTACACGAAGTAATGAGCCTTGCTTGGCAGTTCGTTAAGCGTAATGGCTACACCATGAGCGAAGCAATGAAGGTCGCTTGGGCTAACTTGAAGTTGAAAGGTGAGATGAAAAAGAAGATAGTGAAGTTCTACTTCAAAAAAGTGGACGGTTCCGTTCGTGAGGCATACGGTACACTAAATGAAAAGCTGATGCCTGCCATCACTGGTACTGACAACAGAAAAAAGGATGATACCGTCCAGACTTACTATGATACTGAACGCCAAGAATTCAGATGCTTCAAAAAAGCTAATCTGATGTCAATCGCATAAAAGATATGGATATGAATGCTTACACGATTAACCAGCAGTTGGATAGCCTTTATAAAGATTTAGAGGCTGCCCATAACAATGATGAAGAGGCTGTCTGCCTGATGTTCAATGCTGATAGCAAAAAAGAAGCTATCCAGTTGATAACGGATGAGATAGACAGTTTGGAAGATGCCTTAAAAGGTTTTGAAACTTGTGAAGATGATGGCATGGACTACGATGCTCTATGCCGGGTACAAGGTATCAGCCGATACGCATAATACACGATTATGCAACGCACGACAGCCCTACAGACGGATTGAACGGCAACCGATAGCGAGAATCGGGTAGGGTACTATTGATTAGTTCTTTGAAATTCTGTAAAAGCAATTACGGTGTAATTCATAAGCCGTTTTTGCCAACCAAAGATAACAAACGCACATAAGCAAGTTGGAGCTTGTGAGCTGTGCAATGTTTAACAATTAATAGAAAACACCGCAAAGAATCGTCTTTGAGCAGTGAGCATACGGGTTAGGCGTCCGTACTGTTTTCGACAATATAGCCTGTACTGAACTGAAATAAGGTTCTGCTATTCGATTAGGGTACAGGTACTTATTTAAATTTATACGATTATGAAAACAATCCAATTCATTTTATCCATATTGGTTAGTATATGCGCTGCCGGTATGCTTTACGGGGCTATCACTACTTACAGTCCTATGAAAATATTCTCTGTCACTATAATGGGTGTTATATGTGCCGGATGTGCTTTTCTAATAAGAATCTCTTATAAAGAGTTGAAATAAATGACAAATTGTAATACCGCTAAAAGGTAGACCTCAAATCCGGCACAAGGCGCATGGGTATGAGTGCACAATAACCTTGTAAACCAGCCGGGCGGTAATTTATGAAGTAGCATTGTTGGAATGCGTGTAAGCAATTAATTGTTGGTATTAACTCATATTCTGATTTCTATATTCATCTGGCTTACAAGAAGTAGGTTCGACTCCTACCTTTTTAACGATGTTTTAAACTTATACGATTATGACAGTGGAAGAATTAAGAGGCATGACGCATGAAGATTTAGTAAGGCGTGTGCAAGAACTGGAAGAGGCTAACGAAAAATTAGCTGAAGAGAAAAAAACATGGTATAAATCTTGGAGTGATTTGCAACAGAAGTTTGATCATTTCAAGAATGCGGTTAAAAGCATTGTTCTGATAATAGATTAGATATTCGTGTTTTATTTTGATGTTTGTACTGGGTGTGCCGTCCGTGAGGATAGTGCACCTTTTTTAATCGGATGGTTAGCTTATCGGTTAGAGCTTCGTGCTGTGCAACCAATTGGCACGATTGAGAGGGGGTCGATTCCCTTACCATCCACGAATCATTAATTAAATTTTATTCTTATGGCAAAAGAACTGAAAGAAAGAACAGAAATCAAGAAAAAGCTGAAAAAGAAGAATGACAGAATCAGCTTTGACTTTAGCGACAAGCTTGCCGGACAGCTTCGCAGGTGTACCGCTGATCTTAACAGGTTGGCAAGGATTGACCGGATAATAGACAAGGAGCAAACGTTGTATTCGGTGGACACTAACAGGGAAGCCGGATATATTGAGGTTATCCGCAATTATTAATCAGCCGACTTACACGATTATGAGGAGAGTTTTTAATGAACTTACACCTGAATGCGAGATTACGGCACGAATGTATGCACAAGGGTATGAGAAGAAGGAGATAGCCGATTTGAAATGCAGGGCTGTGAGCACAATAAACAACCAGTTGCAGAAGGCTTTCGAGATTCTTCATGTAAGAAATGGAAGAGAACTGGCGACCATGCTATATGAGCGTTTGGCTGGCATGAAATTCACTATGGATTTCCCACCAATAGCCCGTTCTGTTATCGCCTGTTGTTTATTATGTGTGTTTTCAATTACGTTTTATCAGGATTTCCATTCGGATATGCGTAGGGCAAGACGGATTAGAGAAGAGAAAATAGAATTTCTGAAAGATATGATATGAAAAGAGGAAAGGTTGAATCCGTACAGAAACTTTGGCTTAATAAGGATGAAGCGATGGCTTATTTGGGGTGTAGCGTTGATTACCTTGATAAACTTAGGAATAACGCCCAGGTTTCATTTGCCAAAGATGGAAAAATGATTTGGTACAATTTGGAGTCGATCAATAGATTTTTGAATAGAATGAAAGTAATATAAACCCTTTAAATTTTACGATTATGAGTCTTATTAAAAAATCAAATGAATTAGTAATTCCTACCACTGTAAAGATGATGATTTACGGTCAGGCTGGTATGGGAAAATCAACAGTGGCATTGAGCGCACCGAAACCGTTATTATTGGATTTCGATAATGGCGTTAAGCGTATGAATATGGCGCATTTGGAAAACATAGATACTGTACAGGTCACTTCATGGAGTGATGTTCAACAGGTCTTGCAGGAGGATTTGTCTGCTTATCAGACCATTGTAGTTGATACAATCGGTAAGATGATGGATTTCATCATTACTTATAAATGTGGCAGCCGCCAACCGTCTATCAGGGATTGGAGCGGTATCAATGCGGAGTTTTCATGGATGACACGAACACTCTCGGGGCTTAACAAGCACATCATTTTCGTTGCCCATCGCGACACAAGAAAAGAAGGTGATGATACGGTGTTTATCCCTGCCTTGCGTGAAAAATCCTACAACTCTATCGTTACTGAACTGGATTTGCTCGGTTATCTTGAAATGAAAAGCGAAAGAGGCGTCCAAAGACGTACCATCACTTTTGACCCAACTTCAAGAAATGATGGTAAGAATACCTGCAACCTTCCTTCAGTAATGGAGGTTCCTACCATCCTAGACAAAAACGGTAATCCAACCGCCAAGAACGACTTTATCACTACCAAGATAATCAATTCGTATTTGGGTATGCTTGCAGCGAAGAAAGCGGCACAGGAAAAGTATGATAAGGTGATAGGGGAAATCAAAGAAAGTATCGAATTTATAACTGATGCCAAGTCCGCTAATGAGTTCGCTGCCCAGATTAATGAGTTTGAACATGTTGGTAGTTCTTTGATGATGGCGAGAAGTTTGTTTGCTGCAAAGGTAAAGGCTTTGGGACTGATATTCAATAAGGAAACTAAAATATACTCAGATGCAGCCTAATGAGATTTGGAAAGACATTCAAGGTTATGAAGGACTCTATCAAGTAAGTACCCTTGGTAGAGTTCGCTCTTTAGATAGGCTTATTAAAAGCAGGTATGGTAATTTTAGAAAGATAACAGGAAAGATAATTAAGCCTAATAAAATATGGAGTGGATATTTACGAATATCACTATGGAAACAACAACAAGTTGAATATAAATCTCTTCATAGACTTGTTGCCGAAACGTTTATTCCTAATCCGCAAAATTTACCATGTGTAAATCATAAAGATGAGGTTAAAAGCAATAACTCTGTTTCTAACTTAGAATGGTGCACATGGAGATACAATGCTAATTACGGAACAAGAAACGAACGGTTTAGCAAAAAGAAAATAAATCACCCGAAGATGTCAAAAGCCGTTGTTCAGTGTCGAGAGGATGGTACGTTAATAAGTACATTTGAAAGTGCTAAAGAGGCTGAAAGACAAACGGGTATTAACAATGCTAATATTATCAGTTGCTGTATAGGTAGAAGAAGCTTCCTTACAGCAGGTGGTTACAAATGGAGGTATAAGAATGAGTAAAATATCTTACAAAATATACCCAACGTTGCTGGATTCTTATCAAAATTATATAGATAGTGATAAGATATATCAAAAATATTACGCTTTTTCTGATAATCCCCCATGCGATGAGGATGAGTTTAGGGAAAAACAATTCCAATCTCTTATTGATAGGATAAATAGAGTACCTTTCGATAGTGAAGCTGCTGATAGAGGAACGTGTTTTGGGGAAATCATTGATTGTATGATTGAGAACCGTAAATCTTCTATAATGGAAATTAGCAAGGCATATCACGATGACGGAAAACTTTACGGGATAAAAGCTGTTTACAACAATCGCACTTTCACTTTTCACATTGACCTTTGCCGCGAGTTTGCCAACTACTACAAAGGCGCATTAACCCAACAAAGAGTAGAAGCGATTCTTCCAACCGCATACGGCAATGTTTTGGTTTATGGGGTAATTGACGAGCTGATGCCGGCCAGCGTCCACGACATCAAAACAACCGGAAGCTATACCGTAGGGAAGTTCAAAGACCACCATCAACACCTTGTTTATCCTTATGCTTTGATGCAGAACGGTTCGGATGTACGGACATTTGAGTATAACATTGTAGAGTTCAACAAAGGCGGTTATGTGGTAGATACCTATACGGAAACATACGTTTTCAATCCTGAACGTGATATTCCTATTCTTACTAATCATTGTGAGGAATTTATCCGGTTTTTGGAAGAAAACAGAGAACTTATAACCGATACCAAAATTATATCAAATAATGAGTAGTGAAATTTGGAAGCCTATTAAAGATTATGAAGGTCTTTATGAGGTATCATCTTTAGGCAGAATAAAATCTATGCCTAAAAAATTTATAAGAAACGGAGCTGTAACACATTTTGAAGAAAAGATATTAACGCCTTCTGATAGTCATGGGTATCGTTCTGTTGTTCTAACAAAGAATGGCATTCATAAAACGCATAGCGTTCACAGATTGGTGGCTTTAGCTTTCATTCAAAATCCAAATAACTATACTCAAATAAATCATAAAGACGAAAATAAATCCAATAACAGAGTTGAAAATCTTGAATGGTGTACACATTCATACAATATGAATTATGGAACGCTCCAAGAGCGTAAGGGGAAAGCTAATGGTGTGCCAGTCTATCAATATACCAAATCTGGTGACTTCGTTAAGAAATATCCTTCGTTGAAATCAGCAGCGGTAAGTAACGGATTCCAAAGTTCACCTATTCAAAATTGTTGCTGTGGAAGAAGTAAGACTTCGTATGGATTTATATGGAAATATTAATTAAAAGATTTTTGGAGGAGAAAATTAATGGCAAATCAGATAACCGGACGGATAATCGAAATTGGACAAACTGTTCAAATACCATCCAAAAACGGTGGTTCCTCATTTACAAAACGGGAGTTTATTTTAGATGCTACCACTTACGACCCTTATACGGGAGAGCGTAGCGAGTATGAGAACATTATTCCCTTAGAGTTTTCGGGTGACAAGTGTACAGAACTTGACCGCTTTAATCAGGGTGATGTTGTTACTGTATCATTTGTCTTACAAGGGCGTTCTTGGACGAATCAAGACGGAGAATTCAAACGTATGGTATCCATTCGATGCTATAAAATAGAAGCGCGTGGCGGTGTATCTCAATCCCAACAGACAACATCGATACAACAGCCAGCGCCACAACCGACTTATCAGCAACAGCCGCAGAACTTTCCGCCTCCGGTTGATGCTAATGGCAATGTAAAGGATGATTTGCCTTTTTAGCGTATGCTGTTCGACTTGAAGAATGAATATCAAATACCCAAGTTCAAGGAGTATGTAAACAAGCTGTTTAGTGAACGTGCGGTGGTGGAAGTGAAAAAGAAACTACCTAACCGCACGCTTGCCCAAAACAGCTACTTGCATCTTCTTTTAGGGTATTTCGGTAGTGAGTACGGTTGCAGTCTCGACGAAGCAAAAATTGATTTTTATAAGAGGACTTGCAACCGTGATTTATTTGAGAGAAAGACGGTCAACAAGAAAGGCAATGAAGTAACTTATTTGCGCAGTTCTGCCGAACTGACAACAGGTGAAATGACCTTGAGTATTGACCGTTTCCGAAATTGGAGCGCATCTGTCGCTGGTATCTACTTACCAGCAGCTAACGAACAACAAATGCTTATTTACGCACAACAAGAAATCGAACGTAATAAAGAGTTTATTTGATTATGGACAAATTTTTAGGACAAGAAATCCTTGAACAGGAACGTTGGCAGTTCCTTCAGGATAATGCCGATGCAGTAGAGAAAATCGGTTATACCCACCGATTCACACCCGAAGAATTGGCGCAAAAGAAAGAAACATTAGCCGAGGTATCAATCACCATCAATGATATTGAGATTGAAAAGAAAGAGGCTATGGAAGAGTTCAAAGAACGCCTGAAACCTTTGAATGAAGAAAAGCAGGAACTTCTGGACCACATCAAGAGAGGTTCTGAGTTTGTGGAAAATGAAGAATGTGCCAAAATTCTCTACCATGAGGAAAAGATGGCAGGATTCTATAACAAACTGGGTGAACTGGTTTACAGCCGTCCCATCATGCCACAGGAAATGCAAAAGACAGTATTCAGTATTAACCGTAAAACAGGAACAGATAATTAATTATGAGCGAAAACAAAATTAACTTGGTTGTGCCGAAAGACTACAACGGCGCACCGATTGAAGTAGTATTGAGAGAAGGCAAAGCGTCCGTAGCACTTGACCCGAAAGAACCGAAAAGAGTAGTTATCAATGGAACGATAGATGCACCTTTCAGATGGCTGGAAAAGCGTGTCGAACTGATTAATCAGAAATCCTCAAATATCATTGTCAACCGTGACAAGATGGGACTGGCATTGACTATTGATGAAACCAATTTCTATCAGACAGAAATCAACGGCATATTACAGGCTTCAAAAGAAATGATGGAGTTCGGCATCAATACAGATAAGAAATGGGAGCCCATCAAGCTGTCCCAGTTCTTCAAGATGCACCGGGCTTTCTTCAAAGACAAGTCCGAGAACATGACCTTGGTTTCTACTTTGAAAAATTTCAAGGCTAAAGTAAATCAGGATATTGAGCGCAGCAAGGAAGAGAATGGAAGCAAGACAGACAATTACTCGCAAGTGGTAGATTCAAACCTGCCGAAATCATTCAAACTGAACATTCCTCTTTTCAAAGGTTTTGCCAATGAAGAAATCGAGGTTGAGATTTACGCAGATGTGGATGGTCGGGATGTTTCTCTTTCCCTCGTGTCTGCCGGAGCGAATGAAGCCATCGAGGAATACAAGAACAAGGTGATTGATACTCTGATTGAAGCAATCAGAGGCATTGCGCCTGACATCGTAATCATCGAAGTATAGATTTCGTTTACACAGGGATAAAATAGTCACAGGGCGCTAAGACTAAATGAGCTGAAGTTCCAAGTGCGCATAGGAATGGAAGCCATCAAGACCGTAGCTGTAAATAACAGGTTAAGTAGTTTAAAGATCGTAGGATAGTCAATCTACGGACGAAAGCGAGAAAGCAGACGATACTTGTGCAGGTTCGACCCCTGCTTATCCCTCATAAATGTGAGCCACACATAAATGGCAAGGGTTAGTGAATAATGGTTGTGCCCCGGAGAATACGCTTCGGGGCTTTAATTGGTAAACAAATAAAATCATACATTATGGAAATGGAAATAAAAATAGCAGTACCCGAAACCGGAAACATATTCGATGCAGAGTTCTCATTGTCAATTGTAGGCATGAAAGTTAAAAACCGGGAAGCACTAAAAATGCTTCCCGATAAAATAAAGCAATCCTTAATTGATTGTGTTGAACTCGAAAGAAATACTTGCTTGGAGGATAAAATCAAACAAGTACTTTAATCAACGTATGTGTCAAGGTAGTGAATGAAAAAGTCTATTTTGGAGATTACTTTATCGAAATCTTTTTGCACAAAATCAATGCGCCCTCCAACGGCAGCGGATTTAAATCTAAGATTGCTTAGACTTTCGAGTTCCTTGTTTAAAGGAAGTCCGGGATTAAAAGCAAATACAAGATGAACAAACTCCCTAATAGCATCATATATTCCCGGATACGAATTGAAAGGGTCTTCTATATTAAAGATTTCTCCTTTTTTCTGTATCTCCAATACGTCATTTTTTATTGCTTCCGCCTTTTCTTTATAAAATGATTTATCTCTCATATACTTTAAAGTTTAAAATTAGACAAAGCAAAGATAACAATAAAAGGGCATATCATATTTCCCAAGATGAGTTTAAAATTAGACACTTTATCCTCTCTATCAGATATGCCCTTATATTATAAATAATAGTATGCCATACTACATAAAAAGAACCAAGGCTAAGAAAAAAGACAAGCCTTTACCTCTGTTTGATAAAGCAGGGATAACAGTAAAGAAGAAGCCGGATTTGAAAGCTAAGCTCGACAAAGAGTTTTCCCTTTTTATCCGGCTTCGTGATGCAATGCCAAACGGGTATTTTAGATGTATCTCGTGCGGACAGATAAAGCCGTTTACACAAGCAGACTGCGGGCACTATTTCAGCCGCACACACCTGGCGACACGTTTCGATGAAAATAACTGCCATGCTGAGTGCCGTCACTGCAACAGGTTCAAAGCCGACCATTTGGAAGGCTATCGGGTGAATCTAATTGCTAAAATCGGTCAACAGAAGTTTGATTTGCTGAAAGTCAAAGTTGCCAGCACTTCCAAAATGACTGATTTTGAGTACGAACAGCTAATCAAGTATTACAAAGCACTTAATAAGAAGTTACGAAAGGAGAAAGGGTTATGAATGATTTGGAAGCAGGAACATTTGTTATGATGGTCAAGAATGATGATGGTTCATTCTCTCCGGTTGGATTAAGTAAGGAACAGGCTTATATAATCCGGATATTTCTTTCCAAACTTAGTGAGGATTTCCCTTTTATCATTAAATCAGAAGATAGATATGTACAAACTACGTGATTACCAACAGAAAGCCTCTGATGCTGCCGTTTCTTTCTTCAATAACAAGGCGAAGAAAACAAATGCCATTATGGTGTTACCTACGGGCAGCGGAAAGTCGCTTATTATAGCGGATATAGCCGCAAGGCTTGACGGACATACCTTGGTGTTCCAGCCAAGCAAAGAGATATTGGAGCAAAATTTTAAGAAGCTCTGTTCATACGGTATTCTTGATTGCAGTATCTATTCGGCTTCCTTTAATTCAAAGGAGATAAGCCGGATAACATTTGCCACCATCGGCAGTGTGAAGAATCATCCCGAACTGTTTACCCACTTCAAGAACATCATTGTGGATGAATGTCATCTTGTAAACCCCAAAGAGGGAATGTACAAGGATTTTTTTGATGCAGTGAAGTGTAAGGTTCTTGGACTGACAGCAACGCCATACCGTTTAAGCTCCAGCCGTGATTTCGGCTCCATGCTGAAATTTATCACTCGGACAAAACCTCATGTCTTTTCAGAGGTCATTTATCATGTACAGGTATCAACCTTATTAGATATGGGCTACTTGGCGAAGTTGGATTACTATTCAATGAATCCTTCAGGGTGGAATGAACTTAACTTGAAAGTAAATACTACTGGTGCCGACTATACGGATAGGTCAGTTCAAAAAGAATATGAACGGATAGACTTCTACGGTTATCTCGTTCATATCGTCCAAAGGCTGATGAATCCCAAAGCCGGAGGAAAACGGAAGGGTATTTTGGTCTTTACCCGTTTTTTGAAAGAAGCGGAACGGTTAACGATGTCAATACCCGGTTGCGCTATCGTTTCAGGTGATACTCCTAAGAAAGAACGTGAACATATTCTTGAGGCATTCAAAGCTGGTGAAATTCCGGTAGTAGCTAATGTGGGTGTACTTACGACTGGCTTTGACTATCCGGAACTTGATACGGTCGTTATGGCACGTCCTACAATGTCACTTGCCATGTGGTATCAGATAGTCGGTCGTGCCATCCGCCCGCATCCTTCTAAAGAATGTGGATGGATTGTGGATTTATGCGGTAACATCAAACGTTTCGGAGAGGTGTCGGATTTACGATTGTTTGATAGCGGTAATGGTAAGTGGGCTGTATTTTCTAACGGAAGGCAATTAACTAACGTGAGATTTTAAGATATGAGTTTTAAACCTAAATAATATGGCTGGCAGACCTACAAAACAGGGAATAGATTACTTTCCTTTGGATGTAGGTTTCTTTTCGGACGTGAAGGTCAGGAAAATCGCAAGGGCTTGTGGCCCACAATCGACTTCCATACTTATTTGCCTGCTGTGTAATATCTACAAGGATGAAGGGTATTACATTTTGTGGGACGAAGATTTGCCTTTTGTTATTGCTGACACTGTTGGGGTTTCCGAGGGCGCAGTAAAAGAAGTATTGACTAAGGCCGTACAGGTTGGATTCTTTGACGCGGAAATGTTCTCCGTGCATAGAGTGCTGACATCGGCCGGAATACAAAGGCGATTTTTACTTGCCACATATCAAAGAAAAGAAACTGAAATTATCCCTGAATATATGATTAATTGCACAAATAATCCGATTAATCATGCAAATAATTCAATTAATACTGTTGATAATAGACAAAGTAAAGTAAAAGTAAAAAGAAAGAAAACTAAAGAAACCTCTACTAGCGTAGAGGCAAAGAAAGTCGAGCAAGCGAAGAAACTTGCCGCGGCTAAAGCCGCTACACTCAAACGAAGAGATGCTTTCTATCAGTCTTTAGTTCCGTATGTCGAAAGATACGGGAAAGAGATGATACGTGCTTTCTTCGACTATTGGTCTGAACTGAATAAGTCAGAAACTAAAATGAAATTTGAAACTAATCAAACATGGGAGGTTGCTAAACGACTTGCCACGTGGGCTAACAGGGAAAAATTTAATGGAAAATCAAGTAATTCAATACAATCCACAGGAACTTATACCACCGGAAGAGTTGCCCAAGACAAGGCAGCAAGCCGTCAATCTCTTGAAGACCTCGCCGATGCTATATTGGGACAGCATTAGGCCGAGAACAGTTCTTGATGTATTCAATGCTCCACAGGTTTCGATAACAGATATATCAAAAGAATTTGGAGAAATAAAATTGCAAGCCTTGATGGTGAAATGGATGAATAGCTTTCTTCGGTTTTATTCAGTGAATGGGGCGATGGACGCAATACAGGTTGCTGATACTATAAATCTAATCATTGAAACTTATCCACACTACACACAAGATGATTTTAAATTATTTTTCAATATGGCTAAAAAAGGAATGTTTGGGCAAATATTCGGCCGTATGGATGGAGAGGTTATTATGAATTGGCTAACAAAATATGATATTCACCGTGATACTGTTGGTTCTGCAGAAAGTATTAAGGAGGCTGATAAATTTAAACCTTTATCTCAAGCACAAGTTAACAGTGGGATCTATTATTCCGAATACCTTGAGATCAAGCGGCGTGCTGATGCCGGAGATAAAGAAGCCAAGAAAATGTTGATGCCACCATGAGAATAACCGTTTACTGGGTAACAAGAAATCCGGATGTTATCGTAAGAATCCGGAAAAAGTTCAATATCCCAAGTTATACTTCCGTGAACTACGAAACAGAATGTGAAATCAAGGATGAAGACTTTTCACTGTTAGAAGAAACAGAACGAAGGGGATTTATTCAAATTAGAAATAAGAATACACGATTATGAAATCATTAAAAGAAATACTAAGGAGTTTAGAAGGTCTGTCCGATATCGAATTGTTCGTGATAGACCTTTTTTGTGGTGCCGGCGGTTTGTCCGAAGGTGTGGAAGAAGCACGATTGGATGGAAATAGATGTGCAAAGGTTGTTTGTTGTGTGAACCATGACAAGAATGCCATCCTTTCACATGATGCCAATATCCCTGATGCACTTCACTTTATTGAGGATATCCGTACACTGGAACTTTCCCCGATAAGCACTATTGTAGAACGTATCCGTCAGCTATACCCTGATGCTATGATAATGCTTCATGCCTCTTTGGAGTGTACCAACTTCTCGAAAGCCAAAGGCGGTCAGCCACGTGATGCTGATAGCCGGACACTGGCTGAACATCTCTTCCGCTACATTGATGTGATAGATCCTGATTATATTCAGATTGAGAATGTGGAGGAGTTTATGAGCTGGGGAGATATGGACGAAAAAGGGAAGCCTATCAGCATGGACAAAGGCAGGCTTTATCAGAAGTGGGTGCGCAATGTCAAGAAGTACGGTTACAACTTTGAGCACCGCATCCTGAACGCTGCCGACTTCGGTGCCTACACCACAAGGAAACGCTTCTTCGGCATCTTTGCTAAAAAGAGCTTGCCGATAGTATTCCCTGAACCGACCCACTGTAAAGGTGGCAGGCAGGACATGTTTTCTAAGCTGGAAAAATGGAAACCCGTCAAGGAAGTTCTTGATTTTTCTGACGAAGGAACTACCATCTTTAGGGAAAAGCCTCTTGCAGAGAAAACGCTTGAACGCATCTATGCCGGACTTATCAAATTTGTAGCAGGTGGGAAAGACGCCTTCCTCGTGAAGTATAATTCTATGAGCCGTACAGGGAAATATAACGCTCCTGGGATTGACGAACCATGTCCGGTGGTAGCCACGCAAGGCAGACTTGGAGTAGCGCAAGTCTGCTTCCTCTCCAAACAGTTCAGCGGACATCCCGAAAGCAAGAATGTGTCTGTAGAAGAACCGGCAGGTGCAATCACCTGCAAAGACCACCATGTTTTTGTCTCTGCTTATTATGGAAATGGACATAATCATTCGGTAGACCTTCCAGCTCCAACGGTCACAACGAAAGACCGGTTTGCATTGGTTGAAAGCCGCTTTCTGGATATGCAATACGGTAACGGTATACCTATGTCAATCAATGTTCCAGCAGGTACGGTAACGACCAATCCGAAGTTCAACATAGTTACTTGTAAGCCATGGATTATGAATACCGCTTTCTCCAATATCGGAAGCAGCATAGAACAACCATCGCAGACCATTACTGCTAATCGGAAATGGCATTATCTTATGAATCCGCAATTCAACAGCGCAGGCGGCTCCGTTAATAATCCCTGCTTCACGCTCATAGCAAGGATGGATAAGATGCCGCCCTACTTGGTTGCAACAGAAAGCGGACGGGTGGCTATAGAAATCTACGAAACAGACAGCCCCATGACCCGTAAAATCAAAGAGTTCATGGCACTGTATGGCATAGTTGATATTAAGATGCGAATGCTCCGTATTCCCGAACTGAAACGTATCATGGGCTTCCCAGAAGATTATGTGTTGGTTGGCACGCAAGCCGACCAAAAGAAGTTCATCGGTAACGCAGTAGAGGTTACTCAGGCAAAAAAGAATACCGAGGCTCTTTGCAAAAGGTTAAGAGTATTTAGATTGAATAAATTAAAAGAAGCAGTATAATGAAAGAATATATAGAATTTCTGAAAGACAAGATGGCCATCAGCCATCAGACCGGGTTTGAAGTCAATCCGGATGAATTAACCCCGTCGTTATATCCCCATGTCAAGGATACAGTTCGTTGGGCAATATCCGGTGGATGCCGTGCGATATTCTCCAGTTTCGGTATGCAGAAGACCGTAACCCAGTTGGAGATACTGCGGGTAGTTCTGAAACATAGAAGTGGAAAAGGGCTGATAGTTTGCCCCAAGCGTGTAGTCGTCGAGTTCCTTACACAAGCGGAACAACACTTGCACATGAAAGTTACTTATGTCCGAACTATGGCTGATGTGGTGATATGCCCGACCGACATCATGGTCACGAATTATGAGCGTGTGCGTGACGGAGAGGACGGAGTGAGAATAGAGCCGTCCTACTTCACTGTAACCTCATTGGATGAAGCGAGCGTATTACGTGGATTCGGTACCAAGACCTATCAGGAGTTTCTTCCCCTGTTTGCAGAAGTTCCGTATAGATTTGTTGCCACTGCCACACCGTCACCCAATAGATACAAAGAGCTGATACACTATGCCGGATATCTCGGAGTGATGGATACAGGGCAGGCACTTACAAGGTTCTTTCAAAGAGATAGCACAAAAGCGAACAATCTTACACTCTATCCTCACAAGGAGAAGGAGTTCTGGCTATGGGTCAGTACATGGGCGTTGTTCCTGACCAAACCATCTGATCTGGGTTATCCTGATACCGGATATGAATTGCCGGAACTGCGGGTGCATGAAGAAGTGGTTAGTGTGGATAACTCCACTGCCGGTACCGACCGTGACGGACAGGTCAAGATGTTCCGCGAGGCTGCTCTCGGACTTGTTGATGCTGCAAAGGAACGCCGGGACAACATGACTGAGAAAATAGCCCGTGTGGTGGAAATAATCAACCGTCCCGAAAATAAGGATGAGCATTTCCTTTTATGGCATGATCTTGAAAGTGAACGTGAAGCACTCTGTAAGGCCGTTCCGGGATGCAAGGCTGTTTATGGCTCACAGGATGATGAGGAAGCCGACAGGGTGATAGCCGACTTCAAAGACGGCCGTCTGAAGTATCTGGCTGCGAAACCGGAAATGCTCGGTGAGGGTCTTAACTTCCAGTACCATTGCCATAAGGCAATCATGTTCATCGACTACCGTTTCAACGACAAGTTCCAGGCGATAGCCCGTATCTACCGTTTCATGCAGCAGCATCCGGTTGACTTCTATCTCGTCTATGCCGAAAGCGAGGGCGAGATATACAAGAGCTTCATGCAGAAGTGGGCGCAACATCGGGAGATGGTAGCCAAAATGACCGATATAGTTCGTGAGAACGGTTTGTTCGGCTTGCAGGCGGAAGAGAAAATGATGCGCTGGATGTTCGCCAGTCGGGAAGAGAAATCCGGTAAACTTTGGAGGGCCATAAATAACGACAATGTTCTTGAATGTCAGAAGATGGAAGATAATTCGGTAGACCTGATTGTAACCAGTATCCCGTTCTCCAATCACTATGAGTACACTCCGACCTATAATGATTTCGGACATAATGAGGACAACGACAAGTTCTTTGAGCAGATGGATTACCTTACCCCTGAACTGATGCGCATATTGAAGCCCGGCCGGTTGGCTTGCATCCATGTGAAAGACCGCGTACTGTTCGGCAATGCTACGGGTGACGGTATGCCCACTATCGACCCGTTCAGTGAAATGACCGTATTCCACTACATGAAGCACGGCTTCCGCTACATGGGACGTATTACAGTGGATACGGATGTAGTAAGGGAGAATAACCAGACTTATCGACTCGGCTATACCGAAATGTGTAAGGACGGTTCAAAGATGGGTATCGGTTGCCCGGAATATGTTCTTCTTTTCCGAAAGTTGCCTTCTGATACCTCACGTGCATACGCCGATTTGCCCGTGACCAAGGACAAGAGTGAATACTCGCTGGCGCGCTGGCAGATAGATGCTCATGCAAGCTGGAAATCATCTGGTAACTCTCTACTGAGCTATGAGGACATGAAAGGCGCCGGAATAGATAAGATTCGGCATTTGTTCAGGAATTATGAGCGTGAGCATATATATAACTACGAGGAACACGTTGCATTTGCTGAGGAATTGGAGGCTTACGGAAAGCTGCCTAAAACGTTTATGGCTGTCGATCCGGTAAGCAAGAAGCCCTGGATATGGGATGATGTCACCCGTATGCGCACGCTTAATACCAAGCAGTCTCAGAAGAAACGGCAGAATCACATCTGTCCCCTTCAGCTCGATATCGTTGAAAGACTGATTGAACGGTACTCAAACAAGGGTGAGCTGGTGTTTGACCCCTTCGGAGGTATAGGTACGGTTCCCTATTGCGCCATCAGGTTAGGGCGTAAAGGATTATCCACCGAACTGAATTACGACTATTGGAAGGACAGTCTTTCATATCTATATGAAGCGGAAATGGAAGTGAGTACACCCACATTGTTTAACTTGATAAATGTAGGATAAAAAAGAATGGAGAGCAGGTATCGAACCTGCACCTCCACAATGAGTGGCATTCTTTCCACTTAAACTACTCCATTCTCTACTCCACTCAAATTGGAAAATCCCCAAATTCAGTTGAGTTGCAAATCCAACAAGGCTTTCCTTTCGGCATAGCCTAAATGAGATAATTCCCAAATTGAGTTTAAAGCCTATTTTTTCTTTAACTATTGTCGGCTTTTTATTCTGAGATTTTTTGAAAATTTTTGAAATACGTTTTGAAATCAGCCGACAACAAAATGTCGGTATTATTTTCATAATTGTATTTGTTTAAAATAGAACAATAATTAAAGTGTAACAAGGATTTGAACCTTTAACGCTAACGCGTACCATTTAGTTACTTGGCACAAATATACAAATAAAAAGGAATAATATGAAAGCAATAACCATAAAACAGCCGTGGGCTTCTTTGATAGTCCACGGTATTAAAGACATCGAAAATCGAACTTGGCCGTGTCCTAAGAAATACTTAGGACAGAGGGTGCTGATTCATTCAAGCACCGTCCCCATAGAAATGATAAATCCTAATAGTGTATTCACAAGGCAACAATGGGACAGTTTCTCACTTGGATTTCAGAGAAAGATTATTTGCGGTGAGGGATATATAAATTCTGCCATCATTGGAAGTGTGGAGATAATAGACTGTGTGATAAATCATCCTTCTATTTGGGCAGAGAAGGGAGTTTATAATTGGGTACTGGCTAATCCTATTCTCTATGCTAAACCTATTAAGAACGTGAGAGGAAAGCTTTCTTTCTGGGATTATCCTGGTATCAAAGAAGTGAAAATAGAATGTCCGGAATGTGGCAGCATAGAAATCGCTGTCGAAGATTATACATCGGCTCCATTTTCGACTTATCTGCATAGATGCAATAAGTGTGAACATGTGATTATGGAAAGTGAGTGGAATATAATAAAATAGGATATGGAATTTAATTGGTTTTGGTTTACTGTAGTGATTTTGATAATCTGTGTTACTGTGTACTCTAGCCTCAATAGTTATTGGAAACATAAATGTGGGGATAAGAACCAAGAACGCTAATAGGGATGAAAAAGGCTGTCTGGGAGAGACAGCCAATCGTGATTATTTTTTAGATTAAATTATAGAGTTCTTGTGCTTTGGCTAGATTTGATACATATTGTTTTGTAATATCATTGA